CCGAAAAAACGGTATCAGCAGTCTCCAACGCATTAGAGGCATCAGTCTCTTGCACCGCACACGGTTACTCCGTGGGCGATGTGCTGCAAATCTTCAGCGGCTGGGGCCGCTTGAACCGCCGTGTGGTGCGCGTCAAGAGCGCCACCACAGATGCGTTCGTAGCAGAAGGCATCAACACCACCAACACCGAGCACTACCCTCCAGGTTCTGGCAACGGCACGGTCAAGAAGATCACAACCTTCCAGCAGATCAACAAGATTCTGAACCAGCAAAACTCTGGCGGTGAGCCGAAAAACATCACCGTCAAGTTCCTGGAGTCGGACACGGAAGATACGATTTTTGATGGGTTTTCGGCTGTTACCGAATCGTTCGACATCGATGCTGACGAGTTCGGCGGCGTAGCCTACGCTGCCCTGGTTGCACTGACCGAAGTCCAGACCGACACAGTGCTGAAAAAGACTCTCAAGTCCGGCTCGCTGATCTTCACGCCTGCCCGTGTCGCCTTGAATGAAAACGTGAAGATGTCGGACGGCCAGATCATGACCAACGGCGTGTCAATCAACGGCAATGGACGCATAACTCGCTATTGATTTAGTAGCAATCCACAGCCCTCCTAGCGAGGGCTTTTTCACGCCCCTGGTCGCTCCAGATACGGGCGCTTTTTCTCCTTAAAACGAAAGCTCAAAATGGCCAAATTAGTCCTCGGCAAAGTTCCCGCAACCTTCAAGCCGTTCAACGTCAAATTCACCTTGCCAGACGGCGAAGAAGATCAAATTCTTGTCACATTCAAGTACAAAACACGTTCGCAATTTGCTTCATTTTTGAATGAACTCTATGCGGAATCTGGCGAAGAAAAGCCAGATGAAGCCACCAAAGTTGACTTCGAGAAACTGTTCGCAAAAGGCGGCGAAAAAACGGTGGCGCACCTGTCAAAAATCATCGCAGATTGGGACTTTGCAGAAAAGCCAACTGCTGAAACATTGCGTCAACTGCATGACCAAGCGCCCGCCGCAGCCGCCGCCATGACTGCTGCTTTTTCCAGCGCAGCGACAGAAGGCAAACTGGGAAACTAAAAGAAGGGGTGCATGCTATTTATGCCCGCACCCCAACTGAAAAAGAGCTTGCAGGCACAGGCTTCGTCCCCTCTGACTATGAAAACGAAGAGGCCGAAGTCTGGCCTGAAAACATGCCCGTCATCAACCTGTTCAGCGCTATCTCGACCCAATGGCGAACAGGCGGCATGGGTGGTGGCGTATCCGGCCTTGATTACAACGTGCTATTTGCCCGCATGGAACGCATGAAGTTGTCAGAACAAGACTATGAATGGATGTTTAACGACATCCGCGCCATCGAGTCCGAAGCACTCACCATCATCAACCGAAAAGATTAGGTCATGTCAGAAAACAACCAATCGACAGTCATCAGTGCTGAGTTAAGCCTTGCCACAAACAAGTTTGATACTCAAGTCACGTCCACAAAAAGGAGTCTGTCTGATCTGGGTAAAACGTTTGATGACATCCGCGAAAAGACAAAGACCGCTCTTAGCTCAGTCCCATCTGGCGACGGAATAGAGAAAGGCATTGAAAAGCTCAACAAGAGCATTGTTAAAAAAACGGGAGATGTAAAACTTGCCATTGAGGGCTATGGCACAGAGGCGCAACAGGCCATCACCAAAGCATTCAGCAACATCGACATCGGATCAGAGCAATTCAAGCTCATGTCAAAAGGCGCTGGCCAGGAGTACGTCAAGGAATACGTTGGCCAGCTTGAAATCCTGAATGGCAAGATCAAGGGCATCTACATGATGCAGGCGGAAGCCGCATCAAAAGCAGCGGCAGTACAGGCGGAATCTGCAAAGCACATTGCCGACCTTAGCGCAAAGCAGGCCGTTATTGATGCCGACGAAAAAAGGCGGTTGCAAGAAAAGGCGTCTGCGTTGAAGGCTTATGTAACCGAAGCAAGAAATGCAGAACTCAACTTGATACACACCGGGCGCGGAAAATCATCGGCCATGTTGACTGACAAAGGGCTAGACCTTGGCCTGCCGGAGGCTGAAATAAACCGCATCCTGTCCGGGAACAAAAAGATTGAGGCATCCATTGCAGCCGCCTTTGCAGCGGCAAACCCACACATTGCAAAACTTCGCGCCGAAGTCGAAGCAGCCGGACCGTCCGTCAAAGGCCTGAGCGCGTCCCTGCGCAATGTCCCCGCGCAGTTCACCGACATCATCGTGTCATTGCAAGGCGGGCAAGCGCCACTCACTGTGCTGCTGCAACAGGGTGGCCAGCTCAAAGACATGTTCGGTGGCGTAGGCAATGCCGCCCGCGCCCTTGGAGGGTATGTGCTTGGGCTGATCAACCCGTTCACCGTTGCAGCGGCTACTGTCGGAACGCTGGCCATGGCCTATCTGCAAGGCGCGGCTGAAGGCGAAGCCTACAACAAAGCGCTGATCACCACCGGAAACGCCGCAGGCACTACAGCAGAACAACTTGGCAATATGGCGCAAGCCGTTGCTAAAACCACAGGCGGCACAGTAGGCGCGGCTGCTGAAGCGCTTGCAGCCATGGCGGGCTCTGGCGGTATTGCGGCTGCGCAGTTCGAGAAAGTCTCTGCCGTTGCTGTCATGATGGAAAAAGCCACCGGAACCGCCATTTCCGAAACCGTCAAACAATTCGCAGAGTTGGGTAAAGACCCGCTCACAGCCAGCGATAAGCTCAATCAAAGCACGCACTACCTAACCGCTGCTGTTTACGAACAGATCAAGGCGCTGGAAGATCAAGGAAACAAGGCGGGTGCTGCCGCACTGGCGCAAAAGTCGTATGCCGAGGCCATGGAAAACAGAATCCCGGCCATGGTGAACAACCTGGGACTGGTTGAAAAGGCATGGATGGGTATTGCTGGTGCCACAAAACGCGCATGGGATGCATTCAAAAGCATTGGCCGCGAAACATCTACACAAACCCTGATAGACAACCTTAAACAGGGCATTGACGAGGCCAAATCATCCGGCTCAGGCACAGACAGCTCCGGCAAGATGCTGGCCGATCTTGAGAAGGAACTGGTCTATCAGCAGCGCATACTGGCAAGCAAGGGTGCAATGGCCGCGTATGACGAAGCCCGCATCAAACGCGAAGAGTCCAGTATCGCGCTGTCAAAAGAGGCTGAAAAATATGCCACCAACGCAGTCAAGCTAAAGCGTGAACTTGCAAAAGCGCAAGCAGACTACAACAACTCCAATAAGTCAGAAAAAGACCTTGAGAATTACAACCAGCGTGTGGCTGGACTGGAAAAGTCGTTTGCCGATAAGCCAGCCCACGTAAAAGCCGCCAGTGATGCCTACAACACCCTGGCAGCCACCATCGCCCGCGCATCAGCAGCGGCTGACGACTACCTGGCCAACGAAGAAAAAACCAGCGCGGCCACCAAGTTTCAGCGCGAACAACTTGACGCCATCGACAAAGCCCTGCGCCAGAAAAACATCACGATCGAACAGGCCGCAACCCTTGAGTCTGATTTGTATGACGCGACTGTCAAAGCAAACGATGCTGAAAAGCAAAGCATTACCCAAAAAGAGCAACTAAAAGAAGCCCAAGCCGCCGCCAAGCGCTGGGGCGAAGGCTACGTTGAGCAAATCAAGGCAGAGGAAAAAGCCTACCGCAAACTCGCAGACGCCATTGATGACGTTGACAAATCCATCAACGCCATGTTGCGCGAAAACGATGCCATGCAAGCGGGTAACGAGCTTGAACTGTCCCTCATGGGCAAAACGGCGGAAGAACGCGACAAGGCCATTGCACAGCAGAAAATACTGAACCAGTACGCCAAAGAAGCCTTTGAGGCTCGTGAAAAATTTGCCAAAGCTGGCGAAACAGACCAGACGTTGATCAACTCCAAATTGGCACAGATCGACACCGAAAAGCTACGCGCCATTGAAAATGCCACACAGGCCAGAACCATTGCAAGCTGGACCAAAACCGCCGACAGCATCCGCGACAACCTAACCGACGCCTTCATCAGCGCCATCGACAACGGCAAATCGCTGTTTGTCAACTTGCGTGACAGCATCGTCAACATGTTCAAGAGCATGGTGCTGCGCCCAATTGTGCAGGGCGTCATGCAGCCCATCGCAGGCGCAGTCACATCCTCACTGTTTGGCACGGCGGCGAATGCCGCTACCGGGCAGGCCGCAACGCAGGGCATTTTTGGCAATCTTACGGGCGGCTTTGCAGCATCAAGCATGGGCCTCGGATTGCAAGGCACCATTGCCACCATCGCAGAGCAAGGGTTCATCGGCGGGATTTCAAACGCCATGACCAGCGCAACAAGCCTGCTCAGCGCGGGTAGCC